CCGGCACGAGGATCCGCCGCAGCAGGCCCGCGATCTTCGGATAGTACGGCACCTGCGACTTGCCTCCCACGTACTGAAGGCTCTCCGTGATCGGCCCCACGGACACGGACTCGGCCGCCAGCTCGCCCGGGTTGGCAATGGCCCCCAGCAGATCATCGCCCGCCAGGTGCCGTAGGGCCGCCTCGACCGCCGCGGTCTTCACCGCCACGGGGATCTCCGCGCTGTCGTACGCATAACCATCCTCATCGACCGCAGAATACCGCGGCCAACTGAGGGCGTTGTCCCGGCGGGCCTTGTAGCCCACGAACCGGCCCCCGAACTTGAGGTCCACGTACTGCGTCCCCCGCCGCAGGGCCTCTTCCTGGGTCGCCTGATCCGCCGCCGTCCACGTGGCCTCCGCGCCATGGTCCTGGACGTACTGATCGGCCTCGGCGAGGGTGACGTAGCTGTTGGCGTTTGCCTTGCCGCTGCCGTCCTCGACCACGAACGTCGCCGGCATCGCTTACGCCCCGCCGGCCGCGCCAATGGCCTCGATCAGGTCGGCCTTCTTCAGGCTCGCGTAGCCCTCTATCCCCAGAGCGTCGGCCCGCTCTCGCAGCTCGGCGACCGTCAGCCGGTCCAGCTCGCCGCGGCGGGTGATCAGCGTGACCTCCTGCGCCCCCTCGCTTTCCCCTGACGCATCGGCCTCATCGTTCTCTGGGCCGCGGGCGGGCGCCGCGCTCGGCGCCTCGCCTTCCAGCCGGTAGCCCCTGGCCCGGTACCTCTCCAGATCGCTTTCGTTGACGATCATCCGCCCGGCGGGCCCCACGATCCTTACCGTCGGCAGTGCTCCCATCACGGCTCCTTACCTGTCAAAAAAATCACAGTGCAAAATGCAAATATCAAAATGATTTTGATCTTTGATCTTTGATGTTTGATTTTCCTGTGTGGTATCCAGGTCCCGCCCGGCGTCACCCGGGCGGGACGGTTGGATGCATCAGGCGGCCGGGCTACACCTGGCCGCAGCCCCGGCACGCCAGGTTCGGATCGAGCGTCTTGATCCCGTACAGCACATCCAGGGCCACGTGGACCTCCGAGGAGTTGCCCACGTAGTACAGTCGGCTGCGCAGCGCCAGGCCGGTCTTGGGATCGGTGATCGTCGCCACCCGGGCCCCCAGCTCGTTGCCGATATCCGTCAACGGCGCCATCGCCAGCCCAAACGCATTCCGGTGAAACGCCAGATTCGCCACATGCGAATCCGTCCGCAGCGTCACCGCCTCATCGCCGATGCACGCCGCCGCCAGCTTCGGCGTGATCGACACGCTGATCGCATTGGCCGACGCCGTGGCCTCCGCCGTCACCGCGTAGCGCTGGCTGTGGCCCGCGATCACCAGCGAGTCCCCGGCCTTGAGACTGCCGGTCAGGGCGGTGTCGTAGAGCGTCACGCTGGTCGCCCCCGCCGCATGGGCCCCGCTGACCTTCGGCGCCGTGGCCGTGACCGACCCGGCCGTGTGGGTCTGGACGTTCTGGTTGGCGAAGATTTCCAGGCCGAACTTGCGCCCCAGCGTCCCCCGCATCTGGGCCGCCACACCCGTATCGCCCGCCCCCTGGTGCTGGGTGAAGGCGCTGAGCCGCAAGAGCCCCTCCTGCAGGGCCCCATCCACCATGTAGTGCATCCGGTCCACATCGTCCACCGGCACCCCATTCTCGAACATCACCCGGCGCGGCCCGGTGACGTCCGATACGTCGATCGCCGTATCGTCGTGGTTATCGTGGAACCAGGGGATGTCCCGATACAGGGCACACAGCTTCAGGTCGATGTCGTTGGCCAGGGCGTACGCCGCCGGCCGAATGTGGTCGGCGATGATCCGCTCCCCGGTAAGCGCCAGCTCCTTGTCCGTCAGCGCGAACTTCACCTCCCGCCAGTAGTCCAGCGTGAGATTCACGTACTGGGTATCCAGGTCCTGCGCCGCGCTGGGGGCGTTTTCGGCGGTGAACGTGCTGGGCTTGCGGATGCTGATCGTCTGGCCCCGCCGAAACGACCGACGCTCCTCATCATAGCCCCGGTGCACGCGGGCCGCCATCCCCAGGGCCTTCTCCAGATGGATCAGGGCCTCCTGGGCGTAAAAGATGGGGTTGTACACCCCGAGTGTGTTCGTTGCCATCGGATCAACCTTTCTTTATGGCCGAGAACGTGGTTCGTGTCAGTCCACGATTTGCAGCGTCTGGCCCGCCTTGAGGGCGGCCTCCTTGGCACTGCGGTACCGGTACGGATCCTTGGCGTCGGCGGCGCTGATCTGGTAGGGACTGTTGGGCCGCGGGTGACTCGTCACCGTCCCGCTCGAGCCGCTGCCCGAGGCCCCCGTCCCCTCGAAGCACACCCCATAGAGGGCGGACTGCTTCATCTCGGCGACCAGCTCCTCGATGCTCATCGGCCCGGTCTTGCCCGTCGCCGGGCTGATCCGCACGTTGCCGTCCGGCCCGACCACCTCGACCACGAACTCGCCGTTCTCGGTCTCCCGCAGCCGGGTCGCGGCCTTCACGTGCGGCAACAGCAACTCGGCGTTGCCCTTGGCGTCCGCCAGGGCCTTGAGGGCGCTGGCCTCCACGAGCATCCGCTCCACCTGCCCGGTGCGCTTGCCCAGCTTGTCCTGCAGGGCCTTGAGCTCCGTGCGGTGCTTTTCCTCGAGATGGCTCTTGAGCGTTTCGATCTGCTCCTTGACCTTGTCCTCCGGCCGCCAGTTGGCCATCTCCTCGACCTTCTTGAGCGCCACCCGGGCCTTCTCGGCGTCGAGTCCCTCGAACGCCTTGACCAGCCCTTCGGCCTTCTCCCGGCTGGCCCGCTCGGCACTCAGCGCCGACTTGAGTCCCTTGACGTTCTCCAGCGCAAAATCCCCCACCGGTGTCACCTCCAGCAGGTACGTCCCGTCCTCCTGGGGTGTGTACTCCTTCTGGAGATCCTCGCCGAGCCCGTCAAACACGTCCCTGGTGATGATTGCCGCCAACGCCATAATCCACTCCTTCTCGGCCTCCCGCCGACCGATCTCGTCTCGGAATCGTCCCGATCCCGGGGCGTCCCGCCCATTCGCCTCTATCTGCAACGCCGGGAACGTCCCGGCCTGACACCGAATACATCAAAGATCAAAATGGTTCTGCATTTTGCATCTTGCACTGTGATTTGCCGGATGGCCGACCGGCCAAACCGCCCGCTCTCTAGTGAATGTACACTATTTTCGGGCCTTGCGCCGGGCCGCCCGAAGATCCTCCGAATTCAATCCCTCCCGCCTTCGCAGCTCCTCCAGCGTCAACCGCCGCCCGTCCACGCTGAACCGCTCGATCTTCACCTTGCCCTCTCGATACAGCCGGCCCCGCGTCGGCCCCAGGACCTCATCCTGCACCGCGGCCGGCTGCTTCTTCAACCACTCGTTGTACGTCAGCTTCTCGCTGACCTGGCCGTCCATACTGGCCCGCGTCCCCGGCTCCAGCTCACCGGCCTTGATCCCCAACTGGCGCCAGCTTCGCAGCACCGGCACCGTCCGCGTCCGGCACCCGTAATGGAAAGGCGGTCGGGGGCCTTCCCCCACGTCGAACACCTGCCCATCGTAGTGGATACAGATGTCCGTCGTCCGCGTGTCCAGCGTCGCCACGAGCTGGACGCCCTTGACCACGTCCCGGTTGGCCTCGTACACGGCCTCGCCGGCCCGGTTCACGATGTCCGAAATCGACGTGCGGACAATGGCCTCGATATTCCGGCGGCTGGTGCTGAGGATCCCATCGGCGTACCCCCGGGCCCGCGTCCCGCGGATCCGCCGGACGATCCGGTCGATCCCCTCGCCCTGCGCCAGACCCACGCGGATTTGCCCCATCACCTTGCGGGCCGTGGCCTGACCAGACAGTTTCACTAAGTCCTGCACGAGTTCGCCCTGTACCCGGCTTCGGGCCAGACTTGCTTTCAGGATCCCGATATGCGGCGACCGCAGGTCCACCGTGATCCCCGCCGGCATCGCCCATTGCAGCATCGCCCGGTTCCACTCGGCCTCCGCCAGCCCGATCTCGTTGAGCCGCTCGCTCAGATGCTCTCCCAGTCGGGCATACCCCCCGGTCGTCACGCCCGTCACGGCGTCCTTGAGGTCCTTGAGGCGTTTTTCGGTCATGGTCCCCCGGCCCAGGTGCCGCGCCAGCCGCGCCAAGAGGTCCGGCTCCACCTTCTCGTTCAAAAAGCGCACCAGCCGCCGGACCTCGGTCGTCTTGACCCGTTCCAGGGCCACCGCGTGGCGGATCGCCCCGTCCAGGATTCGGTGGTTCACCGGCTCAATCATCCTGGCCCTCGTCGTCGCTCTCGTCGTCGTCCGCGAACCCGCGCTCCAGACCCAGCGGGGGGCCCTCGGCCTCCAGCCGCGCGATCACCTCGTCGATGTCGGTGCCCTCGCCCAGCAGGGCCCGTCGCTTGACCTCCCGCAAAAACGTCTCGCGGTCCAGCTCGCCCGCCTGCCGCATCTGGATCAGCGCCGCAATGTCGGAGGCCGCCCGCACCGAGACGCCAAAGTCGTTGAACACGTCGATCCCGAAATCCTCCGGCAGCGTCTCGTGGGTCCACCGGGCCGCCATCCCCATCCCCCGTTCCAGACCCTGTTCCAGCGCCCGAATCCACGCCTGGATGGTGCTCTGGGATTTCGCCTCGTCGATGGATTGCCCCGTGGCCGTCTGCGTGCCGCTCGGCCGGCTCAGCAAGGGCTCCAGCCCCAGCACCGTCATCCGCTCCTCGATGTCCAGCACATCCTGCCGCCCCGCCGCGATCGCCTGGCCCGTATGCTCGACGTAACGCATCTCCGCGTTGGGGCTGGTCGTGCGGAACAGCCGATTCGGCCCCAGCACGATCTCCTTGTCCAGGTCCTCCTGCGTCAGCCCCCGGGCAAACAGCAGCGCCGTCCGGGCGAACCGCAGGATGTTCGCCTGATCCGAGTAGCTTTGCCAGTGCCGCAGGTTCATCCACGCCAGCGGCTCCATCGGCGGCAGCCCCACCATAAACCCCTGGCGGTTGACGTAGATCGTCACCAGCGGGATGCCGCCAAACGTATGCTCCCCCTGGTCCACGGAGACGTACTCGCCCTGGTCCGTCGGCTCGTGGATCTCCCACCGGTCCGCCGTCCACACCCGAATCTGATCCACCTGGCTGGCGCCGTACCGCCCCTCATCGGCCTGCCGCGTGGTGGTCCAGCGAATCATGCTCAGCACCGGCGCCCGATCCATCATGACATACCGCCAGCCGATCAGGTCCTCCGGCCGGATATGCACGAACGTCGGCAACAGCCCATTCTCCTCGGCCAGCGTCGGCCGTTGGCCCTCCGCCCGCGGGCTGCGCGGGAAGTCCACCAGGATGTGCGTCACGCCCCGGTTGAGCAGCGTCCAGAACACCTCCCGGGCAAAC